GTCCAAGTCTCCCCGCAGTCAGGGCAGTTCCCGGTGGGGTAGCTCAAAATCTCTTCTGGCGTATCCACGGCATTACCGCAGTTCTCACAGTGCACTTTATCAGAACTTGTTGATGGTTTCCAGCCAATGATCTCAGCCATTTGTATATCCTTATGTTGTCGTCACAGTGACCGACCCAACAGATCCAAGGGCCGAGGACCCACGTACATGTGGCGTGTTCAACTCAGAAACCTTCAAGAACCCACCGTGGTTAAACACGGTTCCTGGTTCTAGGTTATAGTCGTCAGTCTGTAGGTTCGTAAATACCGTAAACGTATTTCGTCCTTCACCAGGGTTACGTGCCTGTTCTAGGTAAACAGAGAACGCACGGATAACTTCATTGAAGTATCTCTGGTCGTACTCCGATGGAGGGATTGGAAAATACGGTGCTGGTACAAGACGGTTGGTCATTATCGCCTACCGTCAGGTCTAAGATCAATGCGAGGAGAACCTAGTCTCCAGCCCATTTGTGTCTCTGTGGATTCTACCCTGAGAGCCAAAGACCTGCCGCGCAATCTAACAAAGACCTGGTTGGTGAACTGCTCAACGGGAGAAGATGCAGTCTTTGTCACCGTCTCATCGTCTTCCTGCAGATAATTTCCACCTGGGAAGTTGCGAGCTTTCATGGTGAAAGTAGCAGAGGGCGTCGAGGCGGTCGAGTTCCGGAAAGTGATGTCAGGAATCAACCTACGAACAAAGCTAAATTGATCGCCTTCCCCAATATCAAATTGGCTAGACTCAATGTAGGCAGTAATACCCGAGGATGGTGACGTGCTTCCGTCATCAAAACCATTTTCATGGGTATACAGATATCCATCCAGACCGGCTGCGATCGGATTATCGGACAAGCCACGATCAACCCAAGCTGAACGAGACAGGCTACCGTAGTACCAGATGTTCTGCTGGTAGTTGTAAACTACATAACGGTCGATGTTGTCCGAGCTTGCTGATGGATACCACCACCAGATTTCGGAGAAAGCAGAGTTAGTAGAAGCAAAGACTTTTTCAGCCTGCTGCTGATTGAAGTCAGAGAATACATAATCACGAACTGTGCAAGGTAGTTTTTGCACAGCACCCGTATATGCATAGAACTCATTTTGACCCATCCAGAAAACATTGTCTTCAATGGCAACGGCGCAGTTCGGGCTGATGGTTGTGATGTTTTCAGAGATCATGTTGATCCCGAAAGTGAACGGCGGGCCTAGGTACTGCATCGCATGCAGGGACAAATCTGTGAACACCAAGATTTGTTGTCGTGTCTCAATGGCTGTGACAATCCGAGAACCAGAACCAACTAACAAATCACCTGCAGTGTTTGTTGCGGTAGGAGTCCAATCAGCTGCGTTTTCTTGATCCGAAAAACGAATTAATAGTGAGTCTTGTGTCGAACTGCCAACTGGGTTTGCGCCAAAAGCAATAACATGACGATCAACATCAGACACGATAACCTTTGTAGCAACCACAGGGGCATCACTTGCACCTGACAAATCACTCAGGGCAATCGCTCTCTGGTTCAGTCCCAGAGAAGAATCCCAGTAGTAAACACCACCGTTCATAACGTTAATGATCAGATCTTCACCAAAGTTGTCATGCGCCCAGAGACGAAGAGTGTCAGACTGCACATTTAGGGATGCGCCAGAACCCCAGGTTCCACGACCCCAAGTGCCCGCACCCCAACCGTTCCCGAATACGGCTGTATCAAGACCAACGTTTATCTGATAAGTGCCGACGACACTTCCGCCACCATTGCCTGTGTCTGACGAATTTGCGACCACGGGAGTTGGAGTGTATTCACCGTCTACAGTGATTGAGGACACCGTTGCAACTGTGCGAGCGATAATGGTGTAGCTGTCCGCATCAACGATGCTTTCGATGCGATATTCTTGGTTAAGAACATCTGCAGTGATGGTGCCTCCAAGAGAGACGGCTCCGCTAAACGTAACGAAGTCTCCCTCAACAGCCTCATGACCAACATCGGAAACAGTAATCGTGGACAGGCCATCTGTGGCGCTGAACGTCACATCCCCAGCGGACGTTGTTTCACGGATAGGGGTTATGTCGTAGTAGCCCTCACCCTCTTCAATGTAATACTTCACGCTGGTGCCGAGGCCAGTGTAGTTGTTTAAAGAAATTGTGCGCCATTGGTGAATTGCACGACAAGACCCAAGAAAAGAGGATGAACCAAGCTTAGTCCATCCTCCAATCTTTTCAGGGAAACCTTCCCGAAAACGTATTTTATCACAATCAAACCATCCGCCCTCGTTGGTGTACGAGGTCGTTTCCCGGTTAATCCCGGGGCGGAACTGTAATTTGCTTAGTGGCACTTATCATACTCCCGCTTCAAGAGCCTCAACTCGCGCCTTTAGTTCTTGAATGGCTTTAACCAGTATTGGGATCAAAGCAGTTTCTTTCAGCTTCCACAGGTCATCCTGCTCACGATCCACGATGATATCGTCAGTAAACCCTACAGCCTCAATCGCCTGCTGCACCTCTTGCGCTAGGAAACCGGCAAACGGTTGGTCTTCCTTGTGCGTCCCGTCAGGTGTCGGGCGGTCAATGATATTGCCGTTTTCGTCTTTGACAAAATACTTAGACCGCTTGTCCCATTTGAACGTGACTGGGTTTAACTGGCCAATAAGATCAAGGCCGTGTGTGATTGGCGTCACATCCGTCTTGTCTCGCGCGTCAGATGTAACCGTCCACGCAACTTGAATATAGGCGTTGGTTGTGCTGCTATTACCAAGAACAATGCGGTCACTCTGTGTTGTAATGTTGAACGGAGACAACGCAGTTCCGGCGCTAGTCCCTACGCAAACATTACTAGAGCCTGTCTCTATGCCAAGGCCTGCGAAGTAGCCAATGGCGACGTTTCCTTGACCAGAAAAAGAACTGTCTGATAAGGATGCGTATCCAATGCCTACGTTCTGCGACCCGGTTGCAGACGCCAAAGTTGCATACCCGACGCCAATATTTTCCGCTGCGCTTGTGCCTGCGTTAGCCATTGAGCTAGAGCCTATGGCAGTATTATGGGTTCCAGTTGTGACAGTGCTTAAAGCCCCAGACCCTAAAGCAGTGTTATTAAGCCCGCTTGTAATCGCATCACCAGCATTAAAGCCTACAAGCACACAGTTAGCTGCAGATGTTATAGCTGCACCAGCATTGGCGCCTACAAGCACACAGTTCCCCGCAGATGTTATAGCTGCACCTGCGGAAGCGCCAAAAACAACGTTAGACGAAGTCCCACCATTGCCACGACCGATAGTGTGTCCATGAATTACGCCATCCTGAGAGGCACTGTCCTGCAAAAGCTTACCAGTAGTGCCGTCAAACAGGGCAATGCCGTTGTCAGTAGCCGAAGCAGGACCAACGACATCTCCAACCGAACTCACGGTAGTGAACGACAATGTGCCAGAACCGTTCGTTTGCAAAACCTGACCAGTAGTTCCATCACTTGTCGGCAGTGTGAACGCAGTGACAAAAGACTGCAGGTTGGAGTCATAAGCTAAAACAGTAGACCCAATGTCTGATGTTTTGACGAACGGGAAGGTGGAGGTAACATCAACAACTGCGGCCCCGGCCCCTGCACCGTCAGCATAAACAATAGCACTTTTGCCATCCGCCACCGTGACGTTGCCGCCCGAGCCTTGCGTTAGAACTACGCTTTCGCCAGAATTGTTTTTAACCACATACAGTTTGTTTTGGTCGTTTGGACTAATCGTCACCGTGTTGGTGCCGCTAGGTGTCCCACCGAATACAAGAACCGCATATTGCCCGTCAGACAACGTGCCATCAGAAGTGGTCAGAGTGTGTGTTGTACCGCTCAAGGTGATTGCGCCTACACCGTTGGTGAGGCGGTCAATAATCTGAAGGTTGGTATTTGTAGTACTGCCCCAGGTTCCTGACTGCTCACCTGTGGCGATGAGTTCAATACCAGTGTTCGTTGTGTATGTACTAGCCATGAGACACCTTATGCTGCAATTTCAGTCCAGATACTTCCGGGGTTTGGTTGAATCTCAGTATAACTCGTTCCGGGGTTTGGTTGAATCTCAGTATAACTCGTTCCGGGGTTTGGAACAATCCTTCCCCAAACAATCACAGGCCCGACTGTTCCCGTGGCAGAAACGCCAGTCAAGGTGACGTTGGCTGTGCCTGTCACTGTAACAGAGCCAACAGAACCTGTAGCAGAAACACCTGTGACCAGAGCAGTGATGTTAATCTTTACTGTAACAGCGCCAACAGAGGCAGAACCAGCCACCCCAGAAAGATCAACGATTGCGTTCGCCGAGACACCCACGGCGCCGACAGAACCAGTGGCAGATAGGCCAGTCTGTGGAACGACGGCATCGCCAGTTGCTGTTACGCTTCCAACTTGGCCAGTGGCGGATAGGCCAGTCACGGTGACTGCCGCGCCACCGATTGCTGTTACGCTTCCAACTTGGCCAGTGGCGCTTACCCCCGCCACAGAAACTGGGGTGAGCAAACTTACCGTGACACTGCCGGTTGAACCTGTAGCTAGAAGCCCAGTCTGTGGAACGACGGCATCGCCCGTGACCACAAGAATGCCGACGCCGCCAACGGCGGAAACCCCGGTTACATTGACTACAGCGTTGTTGGACGCAGCCCCACCATCATCGGCAAGAGGCGCTGATGCTAGAGGGTTGAAGCCAAGCATTTATTCACTCACTCATGGCTTTGTCGGCCAGACGACCGCGTTGGGGAAACCTTCTTGCCCTGTTATATCACGAAGCGCCTGACGATACACTTCCCATTCTGCCGGGACTGGCGTTCCTTTCTCGCTGTGAAACACAACGATCCAATCAGTTTCGGCAAGCAGTCGGTCTCGATGCCGCCTTACGTTGATGGATGCTTGATTCCCCTCAAGGGGGACTTCGATCCACTTCTGCTTCCAAACGCCGTCAACATTTTCAACAGTGTTCGCAAGCATGTGCGTTTTGTTGTCGAAACTCGGAGCAACCGTTGTCTCAACGCGGTAGACGCCATACGCCGCCAGCGTACTATCCGAAGTTGGCTCGGGAAAGCTGACGTTTGCGTTTTCACGGCGCATCTCACTAAGAGCGTATGGGTATTTGCTCGGACTGCCGTTTGTGACTTTGACGAACATGTTGCCCTCCAATTTAGGTTAAGCTGTAAGCCCATACGGCTCTTCCAGTAGATCCAATTATGTACATCACTTTACCGTCGGGTTTGAAGAAAACGCCCTGCGGATTTTTGTCTTGAACAACAGTGTTAAACGACTGCACGTACGACGCAGTTGATACATCCCAAGCAATGGATAGGTTGTACTCGTATGCGGCGGGCCCAGAATTGCCGGTGATGTACATTTTAAAACCGTCTGGTTTGAAGAAAACGCCGAGCGGAGTGGTGTCTTGAGCAACAGTGCTAAACGACTGCACGAACGATGTAGTAGAAACGTCCCAAGCCGTAGATAAATCGTATTCGTATACGGCGTCTCCAGAAAGGCCGATGAAGTACATTTTAAGACCGTCGGCTCTGAAGAAAATGCCATGCGGAACGGTGTCTTGAGCAGCAATGCTGAACGACTGCAGAAACGACGCAGTGGAAACGTCCCAAGCCGTGGATAGGTTGTACTCGTATACGGCGTCTCCAACAACTCCGCTGACGTACATTTTAAGACCGTCCGACTTGAAGAAAACGCCCCTCGGAGCGATGTCTTGAGCAGCAACGCTGAACGACTGCAGGAACGACGCAGTGGAAACATCCCAAGCAGTGGATAGGTTGTACTCGTTTACGTCGTCTCCAGAACTGCCAATGACGTACATTTTAAGGCCGTCAGGCTTGAAGAAAACGCTGTGCGGAGAGGTTTCTTGAGCAGCAACGCTAAAGTAAGAATTAGCGGGGGCAATCCACGCCGCAGTGGAAACGTCCCAAGCAGTGGATAGGTCGTATTCGTATACGGCGTCTCCAGTAGACCCAATGACGTACATCTTAAGGCCGTCGGGTTTGAAGAAAAGGCCGAGCGGAGCGGTGTCTTGAGCAACAACGCTAAAGCTCTGCAGGTACGAGTTTGAGGCGGTGTTCCAAGCAATGGATAGGTCGTATTCGTATACGGCGTCTCCAGAAGCTCCGCTGACGTACGTTTTAAGACCGTCAGGTTTGAAGAAAACGCCGGTCGGAGAAACGTCTTGAGGAGCAACGTACATGCTCCTCGAGAACGACGCCGTGGAAATGTTCCAAGCAGTGGATAGGTCGTACTCGTATACGTAGCCTCCAGAACTGCCAACGACGTACATCTTAAGGCCGTCGGGTTTGAAGAAAAGGCCGAACGGAGCGGTGTCTTGACCTCCAATATAGAAGTTCTGCACGTACGACGCAGTTGATACATCCCAAGCAGTGGATAGGTTGTACTCGTTTACGTCGTCTCCATTATACCCAACGACGTACATCTTAAGGCCGTCGGGTTTGAAGAAAACGCCGGTCGGATTGGTTTCTTGAGCAGCAACGCTAAAGTTCTGCAAGTACGACGCAGTTGATACATCCCAAGCGGTGGATAGGTCGTATTCGTATACGGCGTCTCCATTAGACCCAATGACGTACATCTTAAGGCCGTCGGGTTTGAAGAAAACGCCCTCCGGAGTGAGTTCTTGAGTCCCAACATAAAACTTGCCGTAAGGTGGGATGCTTGGGTTGTCTAACGTCCAAGCAGTGCCCGTAAAGCCGCCCACAGGTAGCAAGTCTCTGCTGTTTGTCATGCTCCATCTCCAGCCAGCGCGCCGTACAGAGTAGACGCAACCTTCCATAAAACAATTACGGTGTAGGCTGACGTAGACAGTGTGGGCGCATTAGCTCCGTTGTTCACCCAGATTATTGTCGGCCAAGTCACAGTGTAATCGGTTCCGTCATCAATCATCAGCGTGATCGACTGCCCAGAACTAAATCCATCCGAATAAGTTGTGTTCCCAGTCAGCGTGTGCAACTGGATAGAACCATTGTCTGGTTCTAGCGTAACAGAAGTCCCGCTGATGTTGTAAATCTCTTCGACGATAGTTCCATCCAGCGTTGGGGAGCTGAGCGTTTTGTTCGTCAACGTGTCCGCGCTTGTCGGAGTAACCGCGCCAGATGGAGGAAGCAGACTAGAAAGGTTTGCCATGTCGTAACTCCTAGACAGTTATCTCGGGACTAAACAGCCACATGTTTACGTTGGGATAGTTAGGGGTGCTGGTCTCGGTGTACAAATAGAACGACCCGCTTTGCGCTCCAGAAGGGCCAGTGGCGCCTGAAGGCGTTGAGCCACCATTCCTGTTCCATCTCGATTGAGAGGCTCCAATAGTCGTCAGCGGAGCTATGGCAAAGGAAAGCGCGGTGGACGAAGATGCCGTGTTCGTCGTGGAGGTCAAGAAACCATCTGTACCGGTGTCAAAGTTGTATGTCGTTCCCTGTATTGTAACAGTATCAACCGCGTAATCCCCAGTAAAACTTGTCCCGCTCACATAGTGCCAAGCAATCCTAAAGGTTCCAGAAACACCCACAGAAGTTGGCGTCCTCAAAAACCATGTTTGGACACCTAGATTCCCCGAGGCGCTGTAAATGGCGCTGCCTTGTATGACACCAGATGTGTCTACGACATAAACATCTATCGTCCCAATAGTTGCCCCATACCTGCTCTCGTAGAACGTCATGGACAACGGCACGACTGGTGCGCCGTAGCTTCCGCCAACCATTGATTGCATTACGCCGGTCATTACGAAACGCTGCCTGTAATCACACAAACAGTTCCGCTAATGAAAAGGATGTTTGCCACACCCCTTGTTGCCAGCGTAACAGAAGCCACATCCGTATCAGTGCCAGAAATGTAAGCTGTAGTGATTGTGCAGGTGATTGTTATGTCGCCAGTGGTGTTGTTGAAGATAACAATGGCGTCACCCTCGCTGAACGTCGCATCGGGAATTGTAATGCTGCCGCCCGTGCCAACTTGGACGTACTTTCCAACATCTGACGTCGTTAAGGTGTACGACCCGGTTTTTGTCCCTACTGGCGGGATAGTAAGAAAACCAATGTCATTAGTTCCATCAACAGTAATAGTGTTGCTGGCACCGCTGATTGTCTTGTTCGTCAGCGTGTCAGTGCTGCTTGCCGTGAAAATCGCACCCGACACACCGGCTTGAGAATACACCTGCCATGTCGTCCCACTATATGTGAACGTCAAGCTAATGTTGCCAATGTCGCAAACGACATCCTCGGACAAACCTTCAATCGTTGAGCCGTTCCGAGCCACTGTCAGGTTGTTGGATGACCAATCATCCGCGTCGGCCACAAACACGGTGTCGCCAGTTGCTGGACTTGCTGGAAGGGTGATCGTAAACGCCCCGCCAGAAGTATCCGCGAGAATTAGATCACCTGCGACAGCCGTGTAGTTTGCAGTTTTGACAACATACTCGGTCAAAACATCCTCTGCAGTCGCAGAGATAAAGACCAATGCAGAACCGGACAGGTTAAGCGCCGCGTCAGCATTACTGCTTTCAGAGACAGTGCGAGTGAGAGTAGTGCCAGACGCCGTGTAGGTGCCTGTGCCAATTTCCCAGTTGCTGCCGTCCTCGATGACGTAGCGAACTATTTGCCCGTCGGTAACGCCCGCATCCGCAAACGTCTGATACCCATCCTCCGCTGAACCAAGTGTGATTGTCCCCGTGCCAGTAGTGGCCGTGGCTACTTTTGCGCGATTAACGAGGACAACCATGGTTTACGCAATCCTGATGATGGCGTTCGAAGCATCCGCAGTTGGGAACACAATCTGGAAGTCACCAGCCGTCGCGGTTTTGTCCGATCCAAAGTCTAGAACAACAACAGTGTCAGTGGTGCTCGAACCACCACCTGTAGTAGTGTTGTAGATCAACGCACCTCGCGCCGTGATCGTTGCAGAAGTAAATGTCAAATCTGCAAAATCTGTAAACGCTGTTGTGCCAGACGTTGTTGGTGTGACATTGGTCAGCGTGCCGCCACCAGCTGCATACGAACCCGAGTCACCAACTTCGTTGGTCGCAGTGTAGTCCGTAGTCGCTGCCGTGAAGGAAGCACTGTTAGTGTACAGAGCCAACTTGAATGTATGGCCAGTACTGTTAGTAAAGTCGTGCTTGGCTTGAAGCAGTTGCTGCTTAAAGCTCGTGCACATAAAGTTGCCGGTGAACGCCATGGTTAGAGTCTCCTTATCACGTCAGCCAGTTCAGGGTGTCCTGCATCCTGAAGCGCATTATACACAGTTGTGCGGTCGCTGCGAACTGCTTGTTTTAAATACGACTCAACCACTTTAGCTATTTGGCTTTGAAAAGCATGTGCCTGCTCTCGCAAAGCAGGATGAGCAGTATCCGAAACGGAAACAATCCGTTGCGCTGCTTGTTCTGCAAGCTCCTCTGGCGTGAAGCCGCGGCCACTTGTTGTCCGAACACCCACTACTGGAGTGTCTTTGGGTATGTCAAATAAGCCTACGTTCATTGTTTCGGCCTAATCACCTTACCACGACGGTACTCGTCCGTCACCTCTTTAGCTTCGCCCAGCTGCTTGAGACCAGAGATAGATTCCTGGAGGCGTTGGACATACATCTGGGTAACGTCTTGTTCGCCCTTCATAAATATCGTTGCCTCAATCAAGGCACCGTACAGCATAGCCATCTCAGCGTTGATGCTTAGCCAAGTCGTGTCACCATCCGCACCAGACGTCAAGCTGTTCGGTCGGTAGAAATAATGAAGCTCAGCCGTATATGCGGCATCAGGAGTAGCCGCCAGAATGAAGTTCTCGTTATCAAACTGAGCAAAGTATTTTGGAGCTCCGGTCGTAGTCGCATCCGGTGTGTACTCTTGGATGAAGCTCGGATCTTTAAACTCCAAGAAGAACTTATCACCATCCGGACCCGCTAGGCTCAAAGAAAACGGCGCCAAGAAGTCGCTCGGACAAGCCAGGTATTTGTTGCCTATTGTCGTAGATGCAGTGGCGTTTTTGCGGAACAAACTAAGTTGAACCTGCTTTAGAATCCGCTCCTCTGCCATTCGAATAAACAACGGAATATTGTTCACGAAGGTGGTCTCCGTGTTTTCCGTATAATCCTGAATAGCCTGTTTTAGTTGTCCGTACGTAAAGCTCATGTTGTCACCACCGTAACTTGCCCCGTACTACCTACCATACGAGGACGAACAAGGCGAGGATCCTCTACTGTCGGCACTCCAACATACACCTGAAGAGCCTCTGGCTGATCAGGACGAGGATCTTTCAAGGCCTGTGGATCTGGCCCTGGACGAGGAGGGTAAAGCTGGGGGTGCTTAGGTTCGTATTCATCAGGACCAACAAGTGCGCCTGTCCACTCCTTCTTCATATCCCGAAGACGGTAGCGGCGACCTGAACGATCAGAGATACCCCAAGCATTTTTGCCAGATGCGAATGCCATCAGACCCTCAGATAACGAATGCTCGGCGTCAAAGTCAGAGGCACCTTGGCCTCGTCCTCATTTGCCGCGCGTTGAAACTCTTCCTCGTAGATCGACTTCATCATCTGCACACGATCAGGCGCACGCTTAACTGCGAGATAATATGCTAGACCCGCGACCATGCAGGGGTAAAAACGGAAGGGGATGCCCGTTGTGTTTGTAAGAGTATCTACGTCCTCGATGCGACGAACGTAGTAATACACCAGTTGGTCAGTGGAGTTCTCAGGCGTCTGCCACAAGTTGATGACCGGAGCGATCTGGCGATCGAAATAAAACTGCGAAGGACGACCCTGGTCCGTTTTATTCGGGAAGTTCAAATAGTCCGAACGGCTGATCCGATCCATCTCGTAGTCAGTCCCGCTGCGGCGCAGAACCATGTCTAGAATATCTACGACATCCTCTGCCAGAGTATACTGCGCTGTGCCTTGCGTCACGGTCGTCGTACCTTGGGCCACGGTCCACAGGTTCAAGCCACGGTTAGCCCATTCAGCAAACATCAAGTTCATCGAGCGACGAGCCGTCTTGGCATCGTAACCCGTCCGCATCTCTAAACCAATGCGCTCGTATGCCTCTTCAATCGCTTCCGCGACGTCGAGGTTGAAGTCTCGTGAACCTGACGTTGTCATTTCGTTTTCCTCTTAGCGGCGGAAACCCGACGCGGCTTACCAGCAGGCTGGCCCAGGCTTTTCTTCTCAGCGATCTTCTTCTTTTTCTCAGAAGAAGACATCTCACCCGCAGTCTTAGGTGTCTTAGCAGTAACCCGTTTTGTCGGACGGCAGTAAGGTGTTCCTCTCTTCTCGCCCTCTTGGCGACCACAGGGCTTTCCTGTGCGAACGTCCTTCCAGTTTTCCTTAAACCAGCGTTTTAGGGCAGCACCTTTCTCGGTCTTGCGAACAGCCATCAGAACGTCCTCGCTTTTACGATTCCGCCCTTTGCCTTTTTCTGGGTTTTATTACCCCAGTTCTTCGCACCAACCTTGCGGCATTTAGCAATGGCTCCGCTTGCATAAGCAGAGGGGAAGACCTTGTAACGGGCCTTAACCTTTTTATAGCAAGCGTCTTTTGCCATTACTTCATCTTGCCCATAGCCATCTGTTTGCGGGGGCTGCACATGGACTGGTCCACGCTGCCGCCACGAGCCATCTTGACCTTACCGCCCTTTTTGTAGCCGGCCTTAACTTTGCCGCCCATCTTCATGCCTTTGGATTTGCAACCAGCCATCGGAACCTCCGTTATTTGCTTAGCCATATTACCACGCATCATTGCCATTGTCTTCACCACAAAGCTTTGGTTGCGAAGAAGGCCGTGATCGCGAGAAGCGTAAGCGCGATCTGCCCGTAGAAGGCCATCGTGCCATGATACACTCGACTGTCCAACTTCTCGATAGCGTTGGCCAGTCTCAGCATGTCCTTCTCCATGTGAGAAAGATGATTATTTTCAAGACGATCCAATACGGCCTCAATCCTTACGAGGCGTTTGTCGATGTCATGAACATCTTTCTCAAGGTTATCCATTTTGTCACCAGTTATCCGTTTGTTGGTAAAGGAGGAGGAACGTAAACAGACTTTGTGTTCCTTCTGTTTTTAGGCTGATCCCAACGAGGGATCCAACGACAGTTGTCCTTTTGATATCCCAAGTTGTTGTCTATTCTATCAAGAGAGTAACCTGGAAGAGGCATCTCTCCCATGTCTTTTAAAAACCCTTCGAACTGCATCCACTTTTCGTCTACAGTTATTCCACGGCCACCATAAAGATGATAGTACTTATGGTTCTGGTTCAAACAACGATCTTTCATGCTGCGCCAAGAAATGTACGTCGGCGTGCCGTACATCCCATGCTTTGTTGAAGCCTCACGCAAACGCGCAGATGAGCTGCATGGTCTGCAAACCCACTGACGTCCAGCTTTCTTGAGCCTGTTATGAACGTCTATGCGGACTTTTTTAGATAATCCACACATCTCACACGAGTGCTCCAAGTAATTCCATTTGTACATTGTGGTATCCTACGTAATTGGCGATCACCATACCAATTACTGCAATACTCCACATCTTGCAAGACCAATACTTGGCCGACAGTTTATCCAACTTGCCCTTATCACAACCATGACGCGCACGGAATGACTTCCGGCGTTCTGGGTTGGATTTCTTGATCGTCATGTTGGCATCGCCAAAACGAACGATCTTCTCCTTGCCATTGGCACAGGCTTTTACAACGGACTTCTTGCCCCCCGAAACTTGGCGCTTGGGTTTGTTGCAGGCCATCTTGGACTTATCGATCTTAGGCATTAGAGTGGCCCCATACTTTGAATGTAAACAAATTCCATTGACGCCGAAACATTAAAGCTAACAGATCCAGAGGAAGAAAACGCTCTCATTTCTAGGTCTGTTTTTTCTGTAAACCTTAAAGGAAAAGTATAAAATTGCTCGTGTGCGCCATCTGTAAGAGTAAATCTTTCTTTTATTTGAAACACTTCCCCATAGGGTCTAGCAACAAGACTAGCATTCAGAATAGCAGGTGTCTGAGTTGATGTGCCTGTGGACAAGGACATCTTTGTAAGAAAGGCTGTATATCCTGCGGGAACTGTCCAAAGACCCATTAATGTTTGGTTGTCGCCAACCCCATTTATGGTCAGGTAAATATTAGCTGGAACCCCAGATGTAACCGTACCTGTTCCTGCGTAAAGTGTGCCAGCGTTTGCGCCACCACTACCTGCACTGCGAACAATGCCGCGATTTATACGCAGATAAGATTTTGTGGTACTAACAGCCGTTTGTCCATTTAAGGTGACAACTTCGTTTATTTCGTTGTAATCACCATCTAGGCCAAAAATTTCAACCGTTCTTGCACCAGTTCCTGCGGCAGTGTCGTCAACCGAACTGCTTGATATAGTCATTACTGTGGCTGATGCAGGGTAGGAATACAAACCACCTTGTTCCCAGATGGTTTCTCTTGTGGCTCCAACATCGCTGTTGTAGCCAAATTTAAACACAGTTTTATGGCCAGGGATTTGACCCCTGGCCACTTGAAGTTCAAACGGCTCAGAAGTACCGACCTGCGTAATCGATCTGATGTCGTAGGTCGGCATTCTTTACCTCAGTTGTACATAGCGGTGAAGCTGGAGAACACAGTGGTCCCAGCTGTGTATGGAAGGTAAATACCACCATCATACATGATCCCCTCGTCAGGGATGATGATGTCTCGGTCGCTACCCGCCGAAGCAACAGTTGCCAGCTGCAAATGAGCTGTGCCTGTTGCGCTACCGTCCGTGAACGACAATACACCTGCTGTACCTGAGTGGATCAGGTAGATTCCACGCAAACGTGCACGACCAGCATAGATAACATCGATAGAGTTGTTAGCCATGCCGACAGTGATAGCCGCCGCAGTGTTATCATCAACCGTAACCTGAGTCACTGTGCGGAAGTACAGCGTCCCAGTTGAAGTATCAGTATCCGCGCCAGCGATAGTCTCCGTTTGAGCATTACCATTCACATCAGTACCGGTGACAGTGAACGTACGTCCATCATCCGCACCCGCACAAGTGATTGTGATCAAGCGTGCCGCCGTAAACGTAGCCACACCACCAGAAGCTAACGCACCGTTGATAGTGAGATTTTGCTCACCACCTGCGGCTGGAGTTTGCGATTGGCAGACCCCATCGGCGTCGGCAGCTGTAGTGTCAGCTGCGATGTACTTGGCCTTTACGTCAGAGCCAGCCATTTCAAATCTCCTTAACCAGCGGAGATCGAAAGAGTCACACCATCCAACCAGATAGCGCCAGCAACGCCGGGATCCGAAGTGGGGATCACGATCACGTTTGCGGTCGAAGTAGCAGTTAGAGCGCCAGTTGCAGTGACCGTAGTTGCGGTCACAGCACCAACAAAACCGTTGGTCGAGGTAACGGGACCAGAGAAAGTAGTCGAAGCCATGTTCGTACCCTTTGCACAAGGTTTAGCCTCGTAGTCTGTGCAACGTCAGGAGGGCGGATACCTGTCTACGAAGCTGAGTTTTTGCCCTGCTCGCAGTTTATAACAAGGTTGCAGAAAAAGAAAGGGGCGATCCGAAGACCGCCCCAGTCGATAAGTCCACAGGGAGGGTGGTAGGACTTATGCTGCGCCAGGCGAACCGAACACCGCACGGGGGTCCGAGAAGCCGAAGCTGTAACGCTCACGAGCCTTGAAGCGCATGTTGCCGGTGTCGAAGTCGGCTTCCATGCCGGTCGACAGCGGGGTGCGCTCAAAGTGGATGAAGCCACGGGGCGCGTCAGTCTTCACAAACCAAGCATCGGGGTCGGTCAGGAAGTCGTTGACGGTGTAGCCCTCAGGCAGCATGCCCATCGAACGGATCGCGTTGACGTCGTTGTCTGCAGTGCCGACACGCAGGTTCGAAACCATCAGACGCTCAGCAACGAACTGCAGCTGGCGAGGGATGATGAGTTTCATGCCGCGCAGGGCAACTTTCAGACCACGCTCGTCGACGAAGCCCGCGATGTTGATCAGAGCATCTTCCAACGAGGTTTCGTTCAGGTCAGCAGCAACCGCCGGCTCGTTTGCAAAAGTGCCACCGCTGGTCAGCGGGTGGTCAGTTGCACACAGAGCTTTGCCGTCGCCACCTGCCGAAGCGCCTGCAGTGAAGGCGTTGTTCAGCACGGCAGCAGCTTTAACCTGCTTGGTGTGAGCCATCGAACGAGCCAGCGCACGGGTGTAACGCGAACCCAAGCGGTCATAGAGGTTGTCCTCAATGGCCTCTTCAGTCAGCGAGAACGCCAGCGCAATCGTTTCGTGATTGTAGCGGGCGGTGTACGCTTCGTTGGCATCGTCAAAGTTGATCGCAGAACCTTCGGATTTGGTCGGTGCCGCGCCGAAGCCCGACAGCATAACCTCTTCCTCAAATGCACGATCCGACGACTCGGTGGTGTAGATTTCGGAGTGCTGGTTTTCGTACCGACCATACTCCATGCCGAAGAGGGCGTTAAGACCCGGCTCCAGCTCTTTCGCGAGTTGTGCGCGCGAGATAGCCATATTTCAGCCCTCCTTAGACGCCGGTCGTCGAAACAGTACCACCAGCAATCGCGCCGTTGGGCGAGTTGAAGTGGTTGTTCAAACGAACGATTACGGGGATACCAGCAACGGTGAAATCCGAGTTTTCCGGATCTTCCTGAATGCCCATGATGCGCAGGTTCAGGGTGTTGGTGGTGGCGATGGTATTGGTGTCCAGGTAAGCGGACGAAATACCGGTGGTGGTCGAACCAGAAGTGCCGGTGCCGAAGTTTGCGTTCGAGAAGATCGCAGCACGCAGCTCAGCTTCAGTATCCCACGAGGTGGTCACGTTGCCAGTGGCAATCACGAACAGCTGCGAAGGATCGTCATAGACGAATGCCTTGACGGGGAAGTTCGAGTCAGCACCCGAACCGGGCCAGTAGTTGGACCAGACGGTTTTACCGGTGGTCGAGGAAACGTATTCACAACCAGCGAACACACCTAGCAGGCCTACAGTGCCGCCCGCAGCTGCGCCAACGATGTCAATGACACCTGCGGCCAGCGGGATGACAGGAGAGCCCTGATAGATCGCGTTCGTATTGTTGTAAGCAATACGATACTCGGTAGCACCGGTGCTGTTGGTGTTCTGACCCATCTTGCCGATGGGACGAAGACCGAATGCGCCATTTGTATTGGCCATTTTTCAGCTCCTTTAGCTTTCAGTTTACTCGGAGGAACCACGTCCACCGAATGAGACACGACTCTGCCGACTTTGATGAATCGGCATTGAAGGATGTTGTTCCTTCATCAGGTCCTGATCGACAGCCTGCATTTGTTCGCGGGTCCGGAGCCCGTAATACTCGGATCGTTCGTCAGCAGTTTCGACAGGTATACGGCACAGCATCAAGCCACCATTGCCGATCACCCCAGCATACTTGCCATCATCGATGACAGGCGCTTGGTAATCAGGATACTCGTCAGCACGGACAGGTTCCCATCCTTCACGTAGCTTGGTAAAGACGTTCGTCTTATCTTCCTCGCCACGCATTGCTACTCGAATCCAACGATGCACATACCCATCAGGTGCGGGAGGAGCATCTAGGCGGCTGGGCGGTGCCCAAGGTTTACGGCGCGATTCTTTCTCGCGAGTTTGCGTTGCCCGTGGTGCGCGTGTGTTCTCAGTCATCTGATCAATCCTTTACGTACTTGGCGTATTCTTCCAGCGGAACATTCAGCCGTTTCGCAATAGCGATCTGCGAAGGAGAGAGCTTCACGGTCCTGCGCCCCTGTTTTGTGCTGCGGGATGCGGAAGAGCCAGCGGGTGCGACCTGACTTTTCCCCGATGATTTCGACGCCTGAAACTTGTGCGGAAACTCCGAACGCATTCGACGATCGATTTCACTATAATACTCATCGCTCTGCGGGTCAAAGCCTTCTTCCTCAACCAGCTTGCGATGAACACCAAACGCGGCATAAGTCATAACCTCGTCCTGACCAAACCACGTGTTCTTTTCAGCCCATGTCTGAGCTTTCGGATCAACCGGGGCGGGCTGTGGCGCCTGCTGGGGTTGAGCATACTGTTGTTGATACTGAGCCTGATCCTCTTGGGGCTGTGCTTGAACACGAGCCTGGGCGCGAGCCTTCGCAAGATTATACCGCTCTTGATCAGATGTCGCACGGGCAAGAGCTTCTTGCGCCTCGATCATGCGATCAGTGTCGCCAGACTCGTAAGCTTCTTTGTAGCTACGACGAGCTGTTGCAATTTGCGCCTCAATACGAGCGCCATACTCGTTGAGGTATCCACTATCGAGCTGCTTCAACCGGCCCTCAAGCTGCTGCTTTTCATGCAACAACTGCTGAGCCAAGCGGACAGCTTCGTTGCGGTCACGCTCTTCCTTCCGGTACTTCTCCGTCAGGCGAGCGATACGCTTCTGGACGCCTTTGCTATAGCTTTCGAGCTCTTCGTCGCCAGACTCTTCGGACTCAACAGAAGCCTTAGCTTCTTTCTCTTGGTCATCGGATCCATCGTCTTGCTCGATTATGATTTCGGTCTCGTCGTCTTCGACGGA